TTCTTGCATAACAAAATCTGCTTCGTTAGCATCAGCAACAGCGTCAAGAACAACATCCATGCCTTCATTACCTAAGGGTACTTGGTTTTCTTCGTTGAGTACGTTTGGATTTATGTCTTTTTCTATTGCCATATTATTTTATACCCAAAATTTCTTTACGCATTTTGCTTCTTTCTTTTTCAGCCTCTTCATAGGTGTTGTAAGATTTTACTTTACCTGATTCTATTGCAGACTTATATTTTTTTAATATTTCATTACTGCTTAATTCTGCACCTGTAATCGGATCAAGAGCAGGTAAAATATAATGGGTATTCTTACCAGTACCAACTGTGCTTGTTAGCATAGTCATTCTTTCACCTTTTTTATTTTTAAAAACCTTGTCACCTGTTAAAACTTTATTATGAAAGCTTTGCAAAAATTTTTTATTAACATCATATCTATCATCTTTTGCAAAATTTTCTACTGCCATCAGTAATATACCCTTCTAACTGGTGCTTTTTCTTCATCAGAATAGTCATCCTCTAGAGAAACTAAGCCACCTTCTCTAAAACGCATTAGAGCTTGAGTCATAGTATCACATAAATCATCATTTTTACCAAAAGGGAAAGACGCACATTCCTCAATCATCTCCTCAGCAAACTTGCGTTGTGGTGCATACACTAGCTGAGATTCAAAAATAGGTGCAACGGAGTGCATACGAGTGGATTTATCGTGCCCTCTAGTTGGTGAGTAATTCACTACAGGTATACCTAACCTTCTAAGTTCATGCGTTAATGGTGTACCAGAGGCTTTGGCTTCAATTAGCGTCATATCTGGCTCCCAATACTTGTATTCGTTGAAAGCAATACGTTTGAGTTCGGGGAAATCCCATCTACCCTTTTGTGCATCCAGTAAAATTAAACAATCAGGTGAGTCTGGCGTAGGACGAAAGACACCCCAAGTAGAAATAGCAGAGTAGTCAGCGTTTTCTTTTTTAGAAAAAGCAGTATCGTAGCTTTGAATAATGTAACTTACAGGTGGCATTTCGTCATGCTCCCAAATATTCCACCATTCACGCTTGATTATAGACCCTTCTTCTGATGTAGGATTCTGCATCCACTGTGCGTTCCATTTTTGCACAGGCAAGGATGCTCTTACTTTCTCTAATTCAGATATTTCCCAAAACTCTGGCCATAAAGAATCATTGGTATCGGGAAAAATTGCAGGAAACTCAACTACCTCCCATTGATCTGCAGCTTCCTCTTTCTGTGCATCAAGTAATTTTGCAGTAAGATCTATTGTACTCCAACGTGTCATCACAACAATGATGGCACCACCTGGTTGCAAACGCTGTCTAGGCCCTGAAGTGTACCACTCCCAACAAGACTCTAGTGCGCTTGGACTCAAAGCATCCTGTTCGGAGTGGGGATCGTCAATAATTAATAGGTCAGCACCACGACCTGTAATAGCACCACCGACACCAGCAGCAAAATATTCACCGCCTTTGTTGGTTTCCCACCTACCTGCAGATTTAGAATCGGCTTGCAGTTCTACATTGTCAAAGATTCTTTTGTATTCAATAGAATCCATCATGTTTCTTACTTTTCTACCAAATCTAACAGCTAGTTCACCTGTATGAGTGGTTTGCATAATCTTACGATTGGGCTGTTTACCCATAATCCATGCAGGAAAATAGGTTGAACAAAACTCAGACTTTGTGTGTCTTGGTGGCATATTGACAATAAGCCTATTTATTTTGCCATTGGCTACATCTTCTAGCTTTTGGGCAAAGATTTCGTGATGGCGGCCACAAATAAACTCTGGCCACATTTGTTCCACGTAGAACAAGAAACTGTTATGACATTGTTCTTGTTTGTTGAGAGTCTCAAGCCGTTCTTGGAGAACTAAAGTTTCTTTGATTTCTTGATCTGATAAATGCGCAAGCTTCATAACTCAGCTAACATAGCGTCTATGTCTACACGTCCACCATCTTTAAAAGCGTAAATGCCCTTTTTACTCACAGCATCTTTGAACTCATCAGTAAATTTAAGATAGGTGCCGTCAAATTCTGTTACTGTGTCTTTAATTTGCGACTTTATACCTGGCTTACCACTCAAGCCTAGTTCTTCTAGTATTTTGTTTATTTCTTTTTCGCCTTGTGCATATCTTTCAATCACAGCATTTGGCGAACCCTCTGTTTTGGCTTGCATATTGCCAATATGAATACCATCATCTCCTCGAGCTAAAGCTTCAAGTATGTTGTAACGCACAGGTAATTTATGAGTATTGGTAGTAGATTTTTCAAAGTAAGGGTCAATTTGATATTTACCAGAGCCAAAATTGTACGTATCTTTTTCAGGAATTATATATTTTCTTAACAACCTCGTGCCGTTATCAAGGGTAACTGAAAACGCTTTTTCGTCTGGGTTTATGACATCATTTAGGTAAGCTGCTTTAAGTCGATCTGGGTCATCGGGCACATTAGCATATTTTTGTCTAGGCACAGACCCTGTATCATCTAACATGTAAAATATTTCTTCTGGTGTTTTTTGCACAGATGCTTGATAAGGTTTATTTGTTGCAATCTCCACATCTCTAAAATTGAGCTCGAAAGCGTCACCAACACGTGCCGTGGGACGTTCAATTGCTAATACACTTTCTCGTAATTTTTTTTGCAATGCAGCATCTGGGTTTGCAGCTAAGATAGGATTTATTTGATCTACTGCTGTGTTATATTTTTGTTTTTCAATAATTTCTTTTTTTATGCCTTTTGGATTGACAAAGTTTTCACTAGAGCCAACTTCCCTCATAAAATCTGACTGCACTCTAAATATGTCAACAAAGTTGTCTTCTGGTTTCATATTTAATTCTTTTAAGCCTTTTTCTATATCTTTAAATACATCGGGATCATAAAATGATTGAGAGCCACGAAAAGTTTCACCAGCTTCGCTAGCAGTTTTAATAGCTTCGTATCTTTTTAATGGCTTATTAGTGCCAACTCCATCAAATGCATAAGCTGTATTGCCTGTAAGTGATTGAGGTACTTCTGTTGGTAACACTACATCAGGATCATACTGCACGCCTGTGTAATGGCTTGTCCTGCCTCTTTGATCACCTACACCCCTTACAAAATAGAGTTTTTGTTTTTCTGTATTCTTTGATGCTGTATTTAAGTATCTATCTGATAATTCAAATTGACCTGAAGGTACATTACGCACTTGTAAAGCATCTCTTTGCTGACGAGCCATAAAGTTATCAAGAAATCCTTTGCTTATCTTTTCTTGTCCTGCGAGTTCATTTAATAGTTTTTGATTAGGTTCGTTAAAATTATCTAAAATATTAAGAATCCTAAGTTCACCTTCGGGTACGCCAGCTTTTTTAAAGCCTTCAATCCACTCATCGATGCTTGCATTATCAAGCTTACCTATATTACCAAAATGACCATGTAAGAAGTTTCTTGCTTTGGATTGCATGTTAATTGTGCCTGTGGGGTCAAGTTGATATGTAAGCTCTGGGGCAAATTTCTTTTGAAAAGGAATCACTTCAGGTAGTTCTACTTCTTCTACAACATCTTGAACCTTGGGTGCTGAGAGTTGCAACGGGTCTCCAACAGGGGGTTGCTCGGCTTTCGTTGGAGTATCAAGTGCTTTTGCACCAGATTTTGTTGCACCCCTAGCACCACGAAGGACTCTAAATAAGGGAATTAAGCTGATACCAGATAGAGCAGATAGGGATGTATTACCTAATGCACCTAGCAAATCATCTTCTTGAAGGTTTTTCTTTGCTCGTGCACCAAACTCTCCTACTTCATAAACTGCAAGTGCATCTCCAATACCTGGAGAGAGACTAACAGCGATCTGATCAGCTATGGGAAGTTCTTCAAAGGTACGATACGCTTCACGCATCTTACCATCAGCTATCTTGGTACTAAGATCTGCTAGTATTTCTTTACGTGCAGCCATGGTAGGCCTTAGAGTTCAGATAGAGATTGGTCGATATTATCTCTAGGCATCATTGTCTGTTTCAGACTATTGAGACTTTCTATCCTGTCTTGAATTTCCCTAGCACGCATACTTTCATTGTTACGCAGTGCTATTTCAAGTGATTGATTAAGATTCTTGATTTCATTATCTATGGTAAATATCTGCGAAAATACAGGTCTTTCACTGAATCTTGGCTCATTGTCCATGCCTGCGGCACCCATAGCTAAGGCCATTCCTTTTTCATTGAGTGGAAGCATAGACTGGACTGTTTCTGGTTCTTTAAGCATGACTGGTTGTGCAGGTGGTGTATCTGGCGTAATAGGCAATCTTTGAGGGGGCGAAACTGGATCAGTAACACGCATCTTCATGTCTTGTACAGGTCTTAGTGATCCTAAACTTTGTTGTGCAGGGGTAAATTGTTGTATCATCATTTCACGTCTATAACCTTCACGGATTGCATCAAAATAGTCTGCAGGCACTTGTGCAATATCTTGAACAGATTGCGATACCTTAGCGATAGTATCTTGTATGCTTAAACCAGCTCTTGCAGCAGCTTTACCTATATCTTCTGGTTCTTGGGTAAGCATTGTAGCTCCACCCATACCTGCTACAAAAGCAGGGGCTGTAAGCTGTGGTGGTGGTGGTGGTGGGAGCATGCCCATCAGTCCTGGACGTTGTGGGGTTGGTCTTGGTGGTCTTTGTATTACTTTTTCTGCAATTTTTTGTGCTCTGCTTGGTAAAGCTCTTGAAGACATACTTGCTGCTCTTGCAGCTGCTATCATTGCTGGTACTTGAATAGCCATTATATGCCGAACATCTCCCTAGCCATTTGTAGCTCTTCCATAGTGATACCAACTTCTTGCAAAAATGCCTCTATTTGTTCATCAGAAGCACCTTGAGATACCATTTGTTGTAGAATTTTTATAATTTGCATGAGAGCTTGTTTTGCCTCTTCTTGTTCTGAGCTTGAGATTTGGTCAAGATCTGATTGCATTTGAGCTGGCATTTGCTGACCCATCGGAGTCCCTTGGTCGGGCATCATCACAGGGTCTACCTGCATGTTCATCATTTCTTCTTCCATTCGGTACCTCGTAGATAAAATCTGATAGTAACATAAAACAGGAGAAGATGACTAGCATTGTGCTACAAAAGTATTTTGTTTGTGTTCGTTATTAAGCTTGTGTGTGTATATACTGCGTAGCACGTTTTTTGTCTCCCACCCCTAGTAAATATTTATTACCGACCGATTATTTGTGATCTAAAAGAATCCTAGACATAAAAAAAGGGACGATTAAGTCCCTTCTTTATCTCCGATTATGTGGTTAAGGTTTGCCGAAGTTATCAATGTAATTCTGTAAACCTTGTCTATCTATGATCTCAACTGTTGTATAGTTTCCGTCATCGTCTTTATTTATTTTAATAAATCTTAAAGATTCTAGGTCTTTAAGTGATTGAATAAATAACGGATCATTTGTTAAATCTTTTACATCTAACATGATTCAATCTCCTTAACAAAAACTCCTAAATCACAGTCATGATCTTCATAGTCTTTATTTAAGATTTCGTAAGAAAACCCACCTGTTATATGTAAAGGATTTTTAATGCGTGGATTTACATTTTTTGCTTTCAAAATCTCAATAGTTTTATACTCACATCTTGTTAGCAAACATTCAGTAATTTCTATTATAGAAACTATTTCTTGAAGTATTCCACCACCCCATGTTTTCCTAGATTTCATCTGTAGCTTGTCACCTACTTTCATTAGTTCACCTCATCGGGATTAGGCAACTGAACTACGTTATCAGCTTCGGTATCATTCATAGGCAATAAGTCTCTCAACTCACCATGAATACCACCGTTAGAAATTATAGTTCTTCCATTGATGACAAGATGTTCTAGCTTATCTTCAATGAGAGCCAAAGGAACTGCTAAATCATCTATTATTATTTGTGCAATTATTTTCATATAGACCTCCTTATTGATCTAATAGTTAAAGAACTAATTATACTATGAAATGGCTACATATTGTGAACTTTATTGAAATTAATTTATCTTTCTTTTTAGATCTGCAGCTTCACCTAGACAGCGGCCTGTAACACTGGCGTTTTTTTCCAGGGCGGCTTCTTGTGTGTGTAAGTGCTTGTATGCGTTGGCAGTCCGACCCGACCCGATAAACTCACGCCCGACCCGACATAAGGAACACCAACACATACAAAGCGATTGTAATGATAAAGAGAGTATCCAAGCTAGCACTCTAAATACTGTAACTCACTCTCTCCTTTTGGTAATAAAGCACGCTTGATGCATTTGTCATCAACATAAAAACGATATTCTCTGTCTCCGTTTTCTAGTTTTTTATGCGTTGTCCTATGATTGAGGAAGTGATGAGAGTTTCGGCCACTCGTGCCAACTCTTACCTCAACCTCGCCACGCTCTCGCACGCCATAAGATTTACTGGCAGAATATATACAAGCTGTTATATTGTTCCATATTGGATATGATCTACTCATTTTGACCCCCCTTTAATTCTTGCTCAGCTTCAACTAGTGCTTTCAACTTTGCTTCTACAAGATCAGCCACAGCCTTATTATTTTTTGCTATTTTGAGTATAGCTTCATTTACTTGTTTTCCATTCATTATTTACTCCTACTATTAAAATACTAATTTTATCAGGTAGTTACAATATGTCAACCTGCTTTTATTTGGTGATCCTGAACGGCTGCCTGGGCTCCAGAGGCTGTCCTGGATCTATTATTGTGTTTCGTTTGTGTGTGTTTATCTACGCAGTAGCAAAGAAACCCGACCCCCGATTCCCGACATAAAAAAACCCGACCAAGCATACAAAAAGCAACTCTTTTTTTCAATACACGGCGGTGTAGCTGCTTTGCCAGATTCTGCTGCTGTGATGTGTGTTAAACTGTGTGTGTATATAGCTAAAACAGGCGACAATCCCGAAATCCCGACATTCCGACATTTCCCGACCGATTATAGAGCTTTTTTCGTGCTTTTATTTTGCAAAGTCGACCGAGTGAGGGAGCAGATG